ATCTAGTTTTCCTAGTCAAGCAGTGCCTGATGTAGAGAAGTCTAGTCAAGAATATGGTTTGCAAGTTGCAAAAGCCATAGAAGGTGAATGGTTTAAAGGTGATAACGGTAGTGATAGATATTATAATACACAACTTCGCCACCACGAATTAAGATTATACGCTAGAGGCGAACAAAGTATACAAAAATATAAAGATGAATTATCAATCAATGGTGATTTATCATATCTTAATTTAGATTGGAAACCTGTTCCAATTATACCTAAATTTGTAGATATAGTAGTTAACGGTATAAGCGAAAGATTATATGATATAAAAGCTTTTTCTATTGATCCTGCTTCTGCAAAAGAAAGAACAGAATATATAGAAGCTGTATTAGAGGACATGAAGTTTAAAGCATTTAAACAAAATGTTGAAGCACAAACTGGTATTAATACTTTTAAAAATGATCCTGCTAAACTACCTGAAAACGATGAAGAGTTATCAGTTCATATGCAATTAGATTATAAACAATCTATAGAAATAGCACAAGAAGAAGCTATATCTAACGTTATGAATCTTAATAAATATGATTTACTAAAGAAACGTTTGGATTATGATTTGACTGTTTTAGGAGTAGCTGCTGTTAAAAATAGTTTTAACACTGCTGAAGGAATAGTACTAAAATATGTTGACCCTGTTAATTTAGTTTATTCTTATAGTGAATCACCTTATTTTGATGATTTATGGTATGTTGGTGAAGTAAAAAGAGTTCAAATAAAAGAACTTAAAAAAGAATTTCCAGAAATAACATTAGAACAAGTTGAGGAAATAGAGAAAAAATACCAAACACAAGGAGGAGATACATATAATTATAATCCTAATGAAAATAAAGGATATGTTAATTTATTATATTTTGAATATAAAACATACAACAATCAAGTTTATAAATTAAAAAAAGGAGCAAGTGGCGGTGATAAAGCTTTAAAAAAAGATGACGAGTTTAATCCACCAAAAGATCAAAGAGCAAGATATGAAAAAGTATCAAGATCTATAGAAACATTATATGGTGGTGTGAAATGTGTTGGTCATGATGTTTTGTTTGAATGGAAGAAAAAAGAAAACATGACTAGACCTAAGTCAGATATAACAAAAGTAGCTATGAGTTATAATATAGTTGCTCCAAGAATGTACAAAGGTAGACCAGAATCTCTAGTTGGTAGAATGATCTCATTTGCTGACATGATTCAAATAACGCACTTGAAACTACAACAAGTTATGGCTAGAATAGTACCAGATGGTGTTTATTTAGATGCTGATGGACTTGCAGAAATTGATTTAGGTAATGGTACAAACTATAATCCACAAGAAGCACTTAACATGTATTTCCAAACTGGTAGTGTTATTGGTAGATCAATGACACAAGATGGTGATTTCAATAATGGAAAAATGCCAATCCAAGAGTTACAATCAAGCGGAAGTCAAGGAAAAATACAAAGTTTAATACAATCATATAATTATTATTTACAAATGATAAGGGATGTGACCGGATTAAATGAAGCAAGAGATGGTAGTTTACCAGAAAAACAATCTTTAGTAGGTTTACAAAAACTTGCTGCTGCAAATTCTAATACTGCAACAAGACATGTGTTACAAGCTGGAATTTATTTATCTTTAAAGACAGCAGAAGCTGTAGCTTTAAGAATATCTGATGTTTTAGAATATTCTAATACTAGAAATCAATTTGTACTTTCTTTAGGTAGATTTAATGTAGGAACTTTAAATGAAGTTAAACAATTACATCTACATGATTTTGGTATATTTTTAGAATTAGCACCAGATGAAGAAGAAAAACAATTATTAGAGAATAATATTCAAATGGCTCTTCAAAAAGAGCAAATATTACTTGAGGATGCTATTGATATTAGAGAAATAAAGAATTTAAAACTTGCTAATCAATATTTAAAGATTAGAAAGAAAAAGAAATTTGAATTAGATCAACAATTACAACAACAAAACATACAAGCTCAATCTGAATCTAATGCTCAAGCAGCTCAAGCTGCAGCTGAAGCTGAAATGCAAAAGGAACAAGCTTTAGCAGAGAGTAAGATAAGTATTAATCAAGCTCAACTTGAATTTGATATTAAAAAAATGGAAAGAGAAGCTCAAATTAAATTTGATTTAATGGAAAAAGAATTTGAATTAAATATGAGGTTACAAGACGCGCAAGGCAAAGTTAGTAATGACAAGGAAAAGTATAAAGAAGATCGTAAAGATGATCGTACTAAAATACAAGCATCTCAACAAAGCGAGATGATTGAACAAAGAAAAAAAGATTTACCAGCTAAGAATTTTGAATCCAAAGGTATGGATAACTTAGGTGGTTTCGACTTGGAACAATTTGAACCAAGATAATTTAACATTTAAAAACAATAACAAATCATGGAACAAAGAATGAAAACTTTCCCAGGTAACATATCAGGATCTGTATTTCAGATAGCTGGTGGTGATCCTATAGTACCTCCAACCGATTGTGTATTTGTGGCAATAACAGCTTTAATTGCAACAGATTTTGCTGCTTCAGGTGGTTTAGTTGCAGAAACAGCTACACGATGGGCTAATACACAAGATGCTGCTGGTGATTTAGCTGCAGACGCTGAAACAACAGCGGAAGGATCTGGTGGTGTACAAATAGATGCAACAAATTTTGATTTACCAGCTGGATGTACAATTTATGGTAAATATACATCAATTGATGTAGGTGCTGCTGGACAAATTATAGCGTATTACGCTAAAAAATAAAACTTTTATTAACTAATTTTATAATATTATATTATGGCAAATGAAAAACAACAAGAGGTTGTTGAGCAAGTAGCTGATGAGAAAATTTCAGCTAAAGTTGTTGAAGAACCCAAAAAAGATACTGGCTTCCAGGAAGACGGTACTTTCAAGGTGGATTTGAAAAAACCACCTGTAGAAAAGGAAACCACTAAAGAAAAAGTGGAAGTAACAAAGGAGGATGTAAATGATCCACCTGTAAAAACTGAAAGTCCTGTTAAGGAAGAAAAACAGGAAAAAGAAGTTGAAAATACTTCAGTGTTACAAGAAGTAACAGATGAAGTTGAAGAAGAAACAACTAACGATTCTGTTGAAGAAACAGAACAATTAGAAGAAAATATTGAAGAAAAAGCTCCAGGAATGGATCTACCGGAAAACATTGAAAAACTCGTGGAGTTTATGAATGAGACTGGTGGAACGGTTGAGGATTACGTTCGCCTCAACGCGGATTATTCAAATGTTGATAGCGAAGCACTCTTGCGAGAGTACTACAAGTCAACAAAACCTCATCTTTCTTCAGAAGAAGTTAATTTCATGTTAGAAGATAACTTTAAGTATGACGAAGAAGTTGATGAACCAAGGGACGTTAAGCGAAAAAAACTTGCTTATAAAGAAGCAGTTGCACAAGCTAAAAACCATTTGGAAACTCTGAAGAGTAAATATTACCAAGAACTTAAGTTAGGTTCGAAGTTATCTAAAGATCAACAAAAGGCTATAGAATTTTTCAACCGTGAAACTAAAAAGCAAGAGCAGGTTACAGAACAAACCGCAAAACAACAATTACATTTTAACAAAGAAACTAACAAGGTTTTTAATGAAAAATTCAAAGGTTTTGATTTTGAAGTTGGAGACAAAAAATATCGTTACAACGTTAAAGATGTGCAGGAAGCAAGAAAAGCCCAAGCAGATGTGCTAAATGTTTTTAGCAAATACATTAGTAAAGATAATTTACTACAAGATGCAAAAGGCTATCATAAATCTTTGTTTGCTGCGAGAAACGCTGACGCTATAGCTAGTCATTTTTATGACCAAGGTAAAGCCGATGCCATTAAGCAAATAACTTCTGAAGCAAAAAATATAAATGTGGACGGAAGAAAAACTGCTGATGGTATGGTTGATGCTGGTGGACAAAAAGTGAGGGTTATAAGCGGCGATACTAGTTCTAGTAATAAATTTCGACTTAAAAATTACTAAAACAAGTTTAACAATTAAAAATTACAAAAATTATGGCAACGGTAAGTTTTTCGGGTCCTGCATCAGGATCGGTAGTTAGCCCAGCAGTGTCTCAAATGACACTTGCGAGCAACTATCTTGATATCCAGAATAATGGATGGGCCCAACAGTATCTTCCTGAATTATATGAAAAGGAAGTTGACAGATATGGTAATAGAACCTTATCTGGATTTTTATCTATGCTTAGTGCTGAATTACCTTTACAATCTGATCAAGTTATTTGGTCTGAACAAGGTAGATTACACTTAGCATATAACGGTCAAATTAACCCAGTTACTGGTGTTATTGACACAATTACTAACATTGACACAGATGCTTCAGAAGCACATGCTGTCAGAAGAGGCGCTACATTAGTTTGTACTGTCGCGGGAGTTGTGTTTAAAGCAATATGTACAGCGGGTATTGACGGTAGTGCAGCAGGTGGCGCAAGCGCTGGAACTGCAGAATTAACTATTAGACCTTATACAGGACAAAATGTAGATGATATATCTGCAACTATCGGCACAGCTGATAATCAAGTTATATCATTCTTTGTTTATGGTTCTGAATTTGCGAAAGGTCAAGACACAATGCAAGCTTCAGTTGAAGCCAATTTCTCTACTTTCACTAATAGACCTATAATCCTTAAAGATCACTTTGAAATTAATGGTTCTGACACTGCTCAGATCGGTTGGATCGAAGTTGACGGTGAAGGTGGACAAGGTGGATACTTATGGTATCTAAAATCGTCTGGCGACACTAAAACAAGATTTAATGATTATATGGAAATGGCAATGGTTGAAGCTGAAAAAGCTTCTGGTAGTAATGTATTCTCTGGTATGACTACAGCTAATGGACTTGAAGCTCCTGAAGGAACTGATGGTTTATTTGCTGCAATCGAAGCAAGAGGTATTATAGCTACTAACTTAGTAGATAATGCTACTGAAGGTTTGGATGATTTTGACTTATTACTAGCAGAATTAGACAAGCAAGGTGCT